GGAAGTGGTGTTTGGGGTGGGGGTTATAGGGGGGGTCTGGGGGGGCAAGGGGGCGGGGCCCTTAGTGTCCGCCGTGACGTCACGGGTTGTCACGGGTTGTAACGTGACGTCACGTGACATCACGTGACCACGACGACGGGCCTGACGCTCCCGGTCCGCCTGCCGACGCTTCTCGATCGCCTCGCGCTCGGCCGAGGCGCGACCAAGCTCCAGCGCCACGCGCTGCACGAGGTCGGCATCGACGCCGGCACGGATCAGGTCAGCGATAAGGGTGGCGTCCGTGCTCACGACTGCTCACCCTTCTGTCGAAGCTGCTCGGCGTTGTCCCTGACCCACTCCAGGGTGCGGACAGCGGCCTCCAGGGGCACCAGCTTTGAGCGGCACGCACCGGTCTCGACGCTGCGATGCTTCTCGGGCGCGAGCTGCCACGCTTCGACGGCCGAGCGGATGCTGAGCAGGCAGCACAGCACCTCGTCGATCTGTTGCTGAATGGTGGGGCGCTCGTCGCTCATGCCCGCGCATCCAGGGTGCGCGACAGCAGGCGCGCGGCGTGCCGTGCCTCCTGTAGTCGGCGCTCCTCGCCCAGACCGCGCACGCCCTGGCGCTGGTCCGGAGGCTTGCCCGCGACGAGCAGAGCGGCCGCCCGGCGCCGGTCGCGGCCGATGCGGAGCCGCGCAGCCCGTCGGCACGCAGCCTCCTTGCTCGCGCCATCACCGCCCTCACCGGCGCGCCCACCAAAGGTTCTGCAGCATGACCCCAGCCATCACCCCCGAGCTTCGGGAGAGGGCGGGGAAGGACCGTCCGATCATCTTCTCGGCAAGCATGGTCCGAGCCCTGATTGAGGGCCGGAAGACGCAGACGAGGCGGGTTCTGTCCCGTCTGACGCGCTTCGGCGCCGTGACCGAGTTCGGGCCGAGCGATACGCGCGGCTACGACTGGCACTTTCGCGACCCCTCGAAGCGGTGGCACGACCTCCGCGACGCCGAACTGAAGACGTACCTTCCCTATGCGTTCGGCGACCGGCTGTGGGTCCGCGAGAACCATCAGTTCCGGGGGGCTTCCTACAACGACGGCACCGAAAGCGAACCAAACTGGAGCGATGAAGAGTGGTTCCGGTGCTGGGGAAGCGGTGGCGCCGGAGATAGCTGGGACCCTGATTTCCCGGACGGTTGGAGTCCCAGCCGCCACATGGGCGTGCACGATCTCACCGGGCCGGAGCACGACGAGGGCGAGGCTGTGCGCGGCCTCGCGACCAAGGTCCTGCCGTCGATCCACATGCCGCGGTGGGCCTCGCGCGTGACACTCCTCGTCACCGACGTTCGGGTCGAGCGGCTCAACGCGATCAGCGAGGCTGACGCGATCGCCGAGGGCATGCCGGATTTCGGCTCATTTTGTGAAAGCCTCGATCCCGGCACCCTCAACGCGGCTGGCGAGACAGCATCGGAAACTGCCAGTCGCCTCCGGTGGCCGCAGCGGTGGTTCGCCTCCCTCTGGAACGACATCAACGGCGCCGGGGCATGGGACGCGAACCCGTGGGTCGTGGCGGTCAGCTTCCAGCCCTTCCGGACCAACGTCGACCGCATGCCCGAGCGGCCGGCGCCGGTCGCCCTTCCCGCCGCCGCCGAGTGACCGCCATGGCCCAGAACAGCAAGATCGAGTGGACCGAGGCGACCTGGAACCCGATCGTCGGGTGCACCATCGTCTCGCCCGGCTGCACCAACTGCTACGCGATGAAGATGGCGGCCCGTCTCGATGCGATGGGGCAGCCGCGATATGCCGGCCTGACGAAGCCGAGCAAGGCCGGCGCGGTCTGGACCGGCGAGATGAAGCTCGCCGAGGAAGCGCTGACGATCCCGCTCCGGCGCAAGAAGCCGACCGTGTGGTTCGTGAACTCCATGTCGGACCTGTTCCACGAAAGCGTGCCCGATGCGTGGATCGACCGGGTGTTCGCCGTCATGGCGCTGTGCCCGCAGCACACCTTTCAGGTGCTCACGAAGCGATCGGCGCGGACGCGGGCGTACATGGCTGACGAGGGTGCGGTCGGTGAGCGGCTTTACCTGGCAGCCCGTGCCATTCTCAGCCGCTGTCCGGGGTCTTCACCGGCATGGCCGCTGAAAAACGTCTGGCTTGGCGTCTCGGCCGAGGATCAGCGCCGCGCCGACGAGCGCGTGCCGGACCTGCTCGCGACGCCCGCGGCCGTCCGCTTCGTCAGCGCTGAGCCGCTGCTGGGGCCGATCGACTTCACGCGGATCGAGGCGCGATCCACCGGCACGCTGATCAACGGCGATTTCGCCCACCCGAAGCGGATCAATGCGCTCACCGGCTGGGCCGGGCACTACCCGAGCCCGACCGTGTTCCACACGCGGAGCCACCGCGTCGCGGCCCTCTCCTGGATCATCGTCGGCGGAGAGTCGGGCCCGAGCGCCCGCCCGATGCACCCGGCATGGGCCCGCAGCATCCGCGACCAGTGCGCGGCGGTCGGCGTGGCGTACCTGTTCAAGCAATGGGGGGCATGGGGTCCAGAGCATCCCGACTGGCCTCGCGCCCAGGCTACCGTCATGGCGGATGACGGCACGCTCTACCGGCCCGAGGATCTTGCTTGTCCCGACGGCGCCCGCCGAGGCGAGGCGGTCCGCACCAACCACGACCGTGCGACGCTGACCAACATCTACCGTGTCGGCAAGAAAGCCGCTGGCCGCCTCCTCGATGGCGTCGAGCACAACGGAATGCCCGAGGTGAGATCGTGAGAGTTAGCTCTACTGGAACGACCAGGCTCGTTGTCGTGCTCGGCTCATACGCCTTGAAGATCGCGCGTAGCCCAGCTCATTGCGCCTGTAACCTGTTTGAGGCTCGCATCTGGCGCGAGGCCACACCAGCTCGCCGCGGCATGTTGTGCCCGGTCCTCGCGTGCCATCCGAGCGGTACGATACTCCTCATGCCGGCAGCAAAGCCGCTGACTGCAGAGGAATACGCGAAGCTTGAGTTCGAGGACTTCCCGGACTGGGACTACATGCCCGGCGGCGAAGAAGATCCTTGCGAGTACGAGAAGCCCTCTGATTGGGGATGGCTCGATGGGAGGCTGGTCGCGCTCGACTACTCCGCGCCGGCTATTCCGTTCGGGGACGACGACCGACGACCCCCTCAACCGATCAGATCGTCGAGCAGATGAGGAAGCGCATGTTCGTCGTGTTCGACCTGGATGGCACCCTGGCCCTCACCGAGCACCGGGCGCACTTCCTGAAGCGCCCCTCGAAGGAGAAGGACTGGCGCGGGTTCTATGCGGCCTGCGACAAGGACCAGCCCTGTCACCCGATCATCTGGACGCCGCTGGCGCGGCGCTGCCAACCCATGGATCTGCCTGTGATGAAGCGTTTTCTTGCCCCTCTCTTCGCGCTGCTGGCGCTCGCCGCGCCGGCACTCGCGCAAACCAGCGACCTGCCGCCCGGCGAGATCCGCCCGAATGGAGACATCACCTTCGGCAACGCGCTGAAGCTGGGAAAGCGCGAAGGCAACCTGACCGTCATCACGCCCGATACGCTGCAGATCCTGGGTTCCGGCTCGACGGGTGACGCGTCCGGCCTGAGCGCGACCCTTCCCGGCGGCACGGCCGGCACGCTCAAGGATCTGCTGACCGGCTCCGTCTCGGCTGCGCCTTATCTGCTGAACAGGTCAGGCGCGGCGCAGGTCACCGAAGGACTGCAGGCTGCCGTCGCCGCCGTAGTCAATCAGGGCGGCGCGTTGCTGATCCCACCGGGCGACTACACCGTCGATGGATTGACGGTCGATGCCACAAAAGGCGGCACGCTCTTCGCCCTGCCCGGAACCGTGAAGTTGCGGGCCTCAAAAGCCAACGTCACGCTCATCACCGTCATCAACTCTCAGGCCGGCTTCAACCCGGTCAACATCGACGGCGTGGGATTTTATGGCAACAATTTCGCCAATGCCACGGGCATCCGCTGTGACAACCCGCTATTCCTGAACATCCGGAACATCCACACGCACTTCATCGACTACGCGGCCCGGATCACGAGCAACCGGCCGGCTGGCTCCTACAAGGTCACCGTCGCCAACGTCACTCAGTGGGGCCAGGGCTCGTGGATCTTCGAGGGCGCCGAGGCTCACAAGTTCCTGTTCGACGTCAACATCAGCAACGTCAACCATTTCTCTGGCGGAGGCACGGTCTGGAGGGCGGCGTGGTTCACCTTCCGCAACGTCATCAGCCTCAACCTGAGCAACGTTCTCTCGAACAGTCTCGACGGGGCCGCGAACGGCTTCGACTTGCTTGAACACATCGAGGGCGTGTTCGCCAGCAACGTCATCGTAGGCTTCCCGAAGACGGGTGTGCGGATCGCCAGGCTGCCCGGTCAGGCCACGCCCCCAGCCTACATCTACCTGAGCAACTTCGCGATTGATCAGCCCACGGAAACCGGCTTCGACGTGGACGCCTACGTGCTCAAGGTGACGAACGGCAACGTGACAGGCTCGCGCTACCGCAACGGCACCGGCCCGGCATTCCTCGTCCGAGCGAAGGCCGAGGACGTTGCAATCACCAACTTCCTGATCAGCGACAACAACCGGGACGGCCTGAAGGTCGAGCAGGGCGCCCGGCACGTCTCGGTCGCGCAGGCGAACATCCGGGGCAACGCTGTTGCCTCTGGCTTCGATGTCAACGTGGCGGCTAACTCGCCGCTCGACCCGGTGTTCGGGGATGGCAACTGGCTGGGCACCGTCAACATCACCGGCCAGATCCTGAGCAACGGCAAGACCTCTCGGTATTGGGCGGTCGATCGCACCCAGACCGGCACGCCGGCCAGCACGGTCTCGACACCATTGAAGGTCTACTGGACCCCGGCTGGGCGCATTCCGGTGGGCAAAGAGGCCGTCGAGCAAATCCTTCCCCTGGGCGCAACGCTACGGGTCAGGTCGACCGGCCGGTTCGGGAGCAACGGCAACGCCAAGTCTCTGTCGATGAACTTTGCTGGGACCGACATCGTAGTGACCAGCGGGCGCTACAATAACCTGCCGTGGTCGGTCGAAATGGACATCGAGCCGGCAGGCGTCGGTGGTCAGAACTGGGTGACCGCCAAGCTTTATGTCGGTACCACTCTGGTGGCGCAGACCAACCGCAGCGTCGTCGCTGACCTTAAGGCGTCTCAGGTCATCAACATCTACGCGGCCAACGCCGTTGCCGCCGCCAACGATGTCACCGCTGCTACTTTGACGGTCGAGGCGGTGCTTTGATCCGTTCTCGCACCGCACGCGCTCAGGATTGCCGATGAGATCGAGGCGCTTCTGCTGCCGAGTCGCGCCGGGCAATTTCTGATGTCTGCCCCCTCCACCAACACCACCGCACGAGGCCGAGATGCGTAGCGCCAGCCTGCCGGGCCCGGCGGAGGTCACCGACGACACGATGCTGCCGCTGAAGATGGCGGCCGAACTCGCGCAGGCGCACGGCGTACTCGCCGCTGCCTCAGCGAAATCCTTGCGGCGCGAGGCAGACCGTGGTCGCTTGGAGATCTGGCTTCCCTTCGGCCGCCAGCATACGACGCTCGGCGCCATCAAGCGGATGATCAAACGATGCCACGTCCAGCCAAGGGCGCCCGCCTCTACTACCGGCGAAAGGACGACCGGTGGGTCATCAAAGATGCCGGAGGAGTCGAGCTCGGCACTGGCTGCGCTTATGGAGAGCACGCGCAGGCTGAGAGACAATTCCAAGCGTACCTCGCGCAGAAGCACCAGCCCGACTTCGGGACAGGTGATCCCGCTCGCGTCGAGATCCTCGACGTCCTGAAGCTCTATGCCGACGAGCGGGCGCCGGAGACGGAGCGGCCCGACGTCGTCACGAGCGCGCTCCCACACCTCGGGCAGTTCTTCGCCGGCAAGAAGGTCGCCCATGCGACCCCGAACGTCTGCCGCGCCTACGCCAAGTGGCGCATGGCCCAGCCGCAGGCACGCTACAAAGTCGGGGAGGGCTATCGCTTCAAGACGGTCGACGAGGTGCCGCGCGTCGGCTCCCAGACGGTCCGCCGCGAGCTCGGCGTGCTGTCGGCGGCGTTCGGCTACGCGCACAAGGAGCACAAGCTCCTGTATCCGGTCGTCGTGACGATGCCGGACAAGACGCCCGGCCGAGATCGCTGGCTTACCCGCGGCGAGGCTGCGAGCCTGATCTGGGCCGCCCTCGGTTTCCGGCGGGTCAAGGATCCGGAGACGGGGCGCGAGGTCTGGCGCCGCACGGGCGAGGCGCAGGGCAAGACCCGGCACGTTGCCCGCTTCATCCTCGTTGGCCTCTATACCGGCACCCGGCACGAGGCGATCCTTCGGCTCAAGTGGTTGCCGACGACCGAGGGCGGCTACGTCGACCTACGCAGCGGCATCATCTACCGGCGCGGCATCGGAGAGGGGGGAGAGCTCGAAGCGGCGCACGCCCGTGCCGATCTCGAAGCGGCTCTGGGCGCACATGCGCCGCTGGCGCCCGCAGAGTGTGGCGCACGTCGTCGAGTTCGAGGGGATGCCGCTCGACCGGCTGCGGCGGGCGTGGAAGACGGCCCGGATCGCAGCGGGGCTCGGCGAGGAAGTGACCCCGCACATCCTGCGACACACCTTCGCAACCTGGGCGGTCATGGATGGCGTGCCGTTCGGCAAGGTCGCCATGGCGCTCGGCACGACGGAGAAGGTCATCGATCAGGTGTATGGCCACCACTCGCCGGAGAGTATGCGGTCCGTGGTCGAGAGCGTCAGCCGCCGGCGGTAAACGCCCCTGGAACATTTCCCCCGTTATTCCCCCGAAACCGGGGAGTTTCCGGGGACCAAAATGGCCCATCGTGGACTCCCTTAGAGGGGAGGGGCCTGGGGGATCAGGTAGGGCCGAACCTTTACACGGAGAGGGTCGGGGGTTCGAGTCCCTCACCGCCCACCATTATCTGCAAGCACTTAGCAACAGTGCTGCTTACCGGAGAAGCGTCGTAGTAAGCGCATGGTAAGCACCGACGGCAAAACGGACCCGAAATGCCGGGCCCGAACCCGACTGTTGGCGAGCTGTTCACAGCGAAGACCGTCAGCGATTATCAGGTGAACACGGCCGTCGATGCTTACCAAGCCGATCCCGGCACCACCGCCAACCCGATCGCCGACGGTTATAGCCTCGATCTCGCCGCAGCCGTGGAGGCGCATCCCTTCGCGCGAGCGACTCTGTCTGAAGAGCGCCCCACCCCGTCCCGGAAGCGAAAGGCGGTTCGCGCGGCGATCCTGCTCGCGCGGGCGCAGAAGGCGTGACCGATCCCGAGGCCGAGGTCTGGCGCCACACATTCTGGCCCGCCTGCGACTTTGTGCTCGACGTCCGCACGCGTGGAGAGCGGAGGTTCGATAACCCGGTCAGGAAGGCCGCGACGCTCCACCCACTCAGAAGCGTGCGATACCAGTCCAAGCAGATGATCGTCGGCCGAAAACAACCTACGTTCGAGACACGATAAAACATCGGCCTATGGTAGCGGCTATCATCAGCGAGTCTGAAACAGGCGCTGATGGCTGGGAGAGCCGAGCGCTTCCGCCTGCAATGCAAGGCGAAGCGACATGCCTTCCGCCCCCAATCAACACGCCACATCCATGCTCATCCGCAAGCTGGAAAGCATCGCCACCCTTACGGACGAGCAACGGCAGGCCGTCCTGAGCCTGCCGGTGAGAACGCACACCCTCGCTGCCCGACAGGACATCGTGCGCGACGGAGACAAGCCCTCCCATTGCTGCCTCATCCTCGACGGCTGGGCCTATCGCTATAAGCTGCTCGGTGACGGCAGGCGGCAGATCTTTTCGTTCCACATCTCTGGCGATGTGCCGGATCTGCAGAGTCTGCACATCCACACCATGGATCACAGCCTCGCCACCCTGACGAAGGCCACCGTCGCCTTCATCCCGCACGAGAGCCTACGAGACCTGACGCTCTGCCATCCCGACCTCGGCACTCTCTTCTGGCGCGACACACTGATCGATGCAGGCATCTTCCGGGCGTGGATGGTCGGCATGGGGCGGCGCTCAGCCTTCGAGCAGGTCGCGCACCTCTTCTGCGAGCTGTACCTGAAGCTCCAGGCGGTCGGACTGGCCGAGCACTACCGCTGTCTGCTGCCGATTACGCAGATCGATATCGCCGATGCGTTGGGCATGACCAGCGTCCACGTCAATCGTGTGTTGAAGGAGATGCGCGGCCAGACCCTCATAACACTTAGCTCTCACACGCTGATCATTGAGGCTTGGGATGAACTTCTGCGGGTCGCAGAGTTTGACCCAACGTATCTGCATCTGGAAAAGCGAGCGGCCTAATGAGCCTTCGCCTTCAGCCTGTTCAAGTTGTGACGGGCAGCTCAGACACTGAGAGCCACCTCGTCTTCTCCGAGGGGTTCCTGGTAGCGGTTCTGGTTCAGCTCTCGGACGATCACGAAGACAGGTCTGGAATGTGGTTCCTGGAGGCGGGCTTTGGCCCCGTCGACCATCCCGATCCGCCCACTTTCGCCGATCTCGACGATGCGCAAAGCTGGATCGAGAAGCGGCTGGCGATCAGGACGTAGTCGTCGCGGCCGTGATCGATAGTAAGGTTGACCGTCTGGATAACGCCTATAGGCCACAAGCAGCCTTGTCAGGCATGAGCGACCGGTAGCTCGCCAACCTGCGTCGTGTAGCGCGGCGTGCGCATCTCGAACTTCGTCGTCCAGGCACGCCGCTGCTGCGCCAAGCCGGCCCGTGCCGCCACGACGCTGCCGCGGCCGAAGCGGGCATTGCAGACGTCCAGCGCGCCCATGAGCCGCGTCGACCGCTCCCGGTCCAGCCGACCGATCAGCGCCCGCTGCGAGGCTGCCAGCGGCACGAGATCGACCGTCACCACGCCAGCCTTCGAGTAGCGCCATGGCGGACTGCCCTGCTCGCGCCAGGTGCGGGCCACGCCGTGCAGCGCCGCCGGGATCAACGCCAGCGTGTCGTTGGTCGCCTCCGGCAGCGTCACCACCGTTGAGACCGAGCGCATCGGCTCGCCGCGGTCGTGCTCACTCGTGTGGTAGAAGACGGTGATGTGATCGGTGCCGAGGCCTTCCCGCCGCAGCTTCTCGCCGAGCCGCGTTGCGTGAGCGGCCACCGCCTGCTCCAGTTCGGCCCGCTCCGTCACCCGGCCGGAGAACGAACGTGTCACCGCGCATCCCTTGCGCCGCGCCGGCACGAGCTCAAGCCCGAGGCAGGACACGCCCCGCAGTTCGTGGATCATCCGCTCGCCGACCACCGTCAGCGCCTTGCGCACAGGCCGCGGATCGATGTCACGAAGATCTGCCACTGTGTCGATGCCCATGGCCTCGAGCTTCGGCAGCGAGGCGCGGCCGACGCCCCAGAGCTCGCCGACGTGGGTCCGGCAGAGCCAGTGATCGTAAGCCGCCGGCTCAGTCAGATCGCAGACGCCGTCGAGTTCGGGCACCGTCTTGGCGATGTGGTTGGCGAGCTTGGCGAGCGTCTTCGTCGGGCCGATGCCGACGCAGGTCGGGATGCCGGTCCAGGCTCGCACCGTGGCGCGGATGTCCCTGGCGAGCGCGACGCGGTCGCGGCGCACGAAGCCGGTCAGGTCCAGGAAGCTCTCGTCGATCGAGTAGACCTCCACGTCGGGCGTGGCGTCGCGGTAGATCGCGTTGATGCGGGCCGACATGTCACCGTAGAGGGTATAGTTCGAGGAGAACACGCGCACGCCTTGGCGCTCGCAGAGACCGCGGATCTTGAAGTAGGGGTCACCCATCTTGATCCCGAGCGCCTTGGCCTCGGGCGTCCGTGCGATCGCGCAGCCGTCGTTGTTCGAGAGCACGATCACCGGCACGCGAGCGAGTTTCGCGTCGAACACGCGCTCGCACGAGCAGTAGAAGCTGTTGCCGTCGATCAGCGCGAGAGCGCGGCCACCGCCAATCCGGTCGCGCCGGCGGACCTCGGCGCCACTCATCGGCCTTGGCCGGCGCGAGCGACATGCCAGCGGATGGTGAAGCGCACCACGCCCCACACGTTTACCACAGCCAGCTCCTCGAGTGCGAAGACAGGCAGCTCAGCATTGTCGAACGAGAGGTGCGCGCGGTTGCCCTCGACGACCATGCGCTTGATCGACATCTCACCGTCGACCGCCGCCACCACCACGCTGCCGTGGCCGGGCTTCAAGCTGCGATCGACGCAGGCGAGATCGCCGTCGAAGATGCCGGCATCGCGCATCGAATCGCCTGCGATGCGCCAGAGGAAGGTGGCCGGCGGGTTCGGCACGAGCCAGCGCGGGAGTTCCAGCGCGCCTTCTAGGAAGTCGTCGGCAGGGGAGGGGAAGCCTGCACAGAGGGCTTGACCCATCAGCGGCACACGAACTGTGGAAAAACCTTCCTTCGGTAGCTCTGCGACCGTGTGCAGCCTCACCCGAGCCCCCATCTGCGTTAGAACAGAGAGAGAACAAATAGCAGGTACGGCGCCGGTTCAATCGACTCGATGCGCCAAGCGCTAACGGCGGTGTGCGCCTGTGGATAACGGGGACAGAGGGGTGATGACGATGTCGCAGGAGCGCTGCCACTTCCACTGCACGGACGGCCTCGATGCCGTCTTCGATCTGCGGGGGCGAACCGTCGCTGAGTGCGATCTACGCCCGGTCTGTGCGAGCGTTGCGGCCGAGCTGATGCAGGGGTGTGCCGCCCCGGTGGACTGGTCAGCCTGGATCGTCGACGTGCACGACGCCTACGGTCAGCACGTGTTGACGTTCGGCTTCGACGAGATCGCGAACGAGATCGGCATCCGGCCGGCGCTGGCAGCCTGAGGAGAGCACCATGGCCATGAAGACGACGTTCCTGGTCCAAACCTTCGTGCTCAAGCGGAAGCGGCTGATTCCTGGCGATCGGCAGGTCTCGACGACGAGCAGTGCGGCGCTGAAACGAGCCGAGGCCATGGCCGCCCGCATGCCCGGCACGGCCGCACTGCAGATCGTGGCCGACGACGAGACGGGCGAGCTGGAGAGCGCAACGATTCTCGGGCAGTTCGGTGATGTGCCGGACGATTTCGCCGAGAGACTGCAGGCTGCGTGACCATGCGCACCATCGTCGAGATCGACAACGTCAGTGCCGCGGCGATCAGCAGAGGCGGGAAAGATCTGACCGACCTGCTGGCCCGCGCGCTCATGACCGGAAGCGATGCGTCTTGGGATAAGCTGCGACCCTACGGGATCCAGCGCGTCGCGGAGCGTCACCCGACTGAGCCGGCGAAGGTCGTCGTCGGCGAGCGCGAAATTGCTGTCCGGTAGGCCGATGAGCGAGACCACCGAACGATCCGCCGCCGAGATGCGCGGCCTGCTCCGGTTCGGGCAGGGCCTCGGCCTGGATGAGGCGACCGTGCGGGAGATCTACGAGGCCGTCGGGCGTGAGGCCATGGTGACAGGCGCCAGTGATGACGAGTGCATGGCTGAAATCCGGAAGCGGATGCTCCTGGCGGTTGCTTGATACGAGACCTCGCCGAGCATGACCGGCGGAAGCTCTACAAGAGCGGGTTCAGGTACTGACGCCCGTCTAGCTCCCGCAACGAAAATCCTCACGTGGGAGTTGCTAAGGCCCCTCGGTTAGCTCGGTCACAAGCCTGGCCGGCCGCTCTCTGATACAGGGCCTGAGGCATGGACACCCCAAACGCACGACCAAAGCGTGCGACCGATCTGGACCGTCTTGTTGGAGAGCGCATCCAGGTGCTGCGCAAGTCTAAGGGTCTTACGCAGACCGCGCTCGGTCAGGCCATCGGCGTGACGTTCCAGCAGGTCCAGAAGTACGAGAACGGCATGAACCGCGTCGGCGCTAGCCGTCTGAGCGACATCGCTCGCGTGCTCGAAGTGCGAGTCTCGTCCTTCTACGATGGAGACGAGGGCGGAGGTGGGGAACGGGCGGAGGTATTTGGTTTTCTGCGCACTCATGGGGCCATCGATCTCCTGCGCGCCTTCAGCGAGATCGAGGATGATCAACTGCGCCGCGAGGTTCTGGCGATTGTGCGCACGGCTGCTCGCGTCGAGCAGCTGCGGGACAGCTAACTGACTGCCTTGCAGGCCCAGCTGGCCCGTCCAACCGTTCGGGAGATCTACGACGCCGTCGGGCGAGAGGCTGCGGCGGAGGTCCGAGCACCCAGAAGCCTAATTTGGTGCCCCTCGACGGCCGGTCGTGCGCATCTTCACCCTGGCGTATGCTCGATCGATGCAGAACGAGGCTCCCATGCGTGAACTCTACGCCAGCCCGAACGGTGACCGCTGGTACCTCGTCGTTGATGAGGCTTCAGGGCACACCTTCGTTCGACACGCGAGCAACGAAGCATCAGGCGGAAACGTCGCCATCATTCCTCTTTCGGCCTTCCTAGCCGACTGGCGCAGCGGTCCAGAGCATCAGGAGATCTGGGCGCTTCTTCGACGCATTGTCGAAGAGGCCGTTTGAGAAGCTGCTGCGGTCGCCGGCCGAGAGGCTATGGCGCCAGCGACGACACCCGCATGGCCGAGGTGCGGAAGCGGATGCTCGAGGCGGCGCGGGGTTCCTAGAAAGGTAAAGCCCGTGCCGACACCCAAAATCCGCGGACGGCTGCCCCAAAGGATGTTGAGATTGAGAGAAGGCTTGCTAGGTGGAAGCCGTACGCAACCCAAAGCCACCACTTGAACGCCGAAGTATCTTGTGTGTATGGGTATTCCCAATTATTGATGTAGCATCTATTGGTGTTTGCGTAACAAAACTGTGCTAGGTATGCGAATGCTGTTGCTATAGCTCCAGCTAAAAGTCCGCCCGCGAACCAATAGAACGCCTCTCCCAAACCGGGCTGAGTCTGAATGCCCTTTTGCCCCACAAAGGCGAGCAACGCGCCGGCAGTTCCACCGTTGACAAGTATTGCGCTCTTGAGGGCTTCCACCGCAAATGTAATAACAAACGGCTCGCTGGCTAAAGCAGCCTTGTGTCGTGCTTCATGGACAAGTTTTGCGCTTGCTTCGTTCCTATCGTTTTCGGCCGCCATCCTTGACTCCAGGGCAACGCAAATTGATTTCCTAGAAGGCAAGCTATGGCGTTGGCAGCGCTGAGCAACGATGCGCACGAAAAACCCCGCCGCGGGTGAGCCGGGCGGGGCTGCAAACGTTGGGTGGTATAGAGCTTAGTTGCCGGGGCCACTCCCACTGCCGCCGCCGCCACTGCCCTGGGGCACAGCTCGTTCGGGTTGATTGGCGTTGCCGCCGGCCGCGGAGTTGTTGGTGATGGTGTCCGCGCCCGTGGCGCCCCGAGAAATCGTGACGCCTCTGTCGCGCCCGCCGGTTACGCTACCATCGTCCGTAACGATGGTTCCCGATTCGGATCGTGTCTGCGCACCCGCGGAGGTCGTGAGAGAGGCAAAGCCTGCGACCGCCAGCGCTAGTCCGCAGGTGACGGTGAGAACGGTTTTCATAATCGATCCTAAAGTTACTTGTGCGAACAACCCGCAGAGGTGATGTCGTATCCAGGCATGCGACGAAGGCGACAGCGGGCGAAGTTGAAGCCAAATGCGCCAGCGTCTAGCTGACTGACAATTCCTTCCCCTTTGGCCCCACAATCCGGGCGGCGATTCTGTCAATACATGGCCTCCGCTCCACCTACTCCGCGGTTCTCGCGCGAACGTCGCAATCGGGCCGCTTCGAGGATGGCCTCGCCCGTGCTACCGTCCCGTTATGTCCGGTTACCGCCGTCTCGTTGACCCCGCTGTTCTCACGCTGATCGTGTCCCTGGTCGTAGGAAGCCTCTGGCTGAGCACCCACCAACACGATAGCGACTTCGGTGCCGGGTTCGTCCTCGGGTTGATTGCCGGCGGCTCACTGGCCTTCATGGTGCTCGGATCGCGACGGGAGTGCAGTTAATGCCCCGCTTCTCGGTCTTCTTCTGCGCCGCGCTTTTCCTGCTCACCGTCTATCTCGTGTGGTCGCATTTTCACGATGGTGAACCGGCGGAATGGAGAGGGTCGGTTGTCGAACGGCAGAGTCGCTAAGCGGTAATTAGCGACGCTAAAACGAAGCGAGCGGCGCGAGCCGGGAGAAGCTCCGCCTTGGTCCGTCTGCGAGGAGCCGCATCGAGATCGAAACTGCGCCGTAGAGAGCGGGGTTGGTTGGGCAACGGCCGACATCCATCTCCGCCTTCACCCGTCGTACTCGTCGTTGAGGATGAAGCTCTCCTACGCATGCTCGCCACAGACTTCCTAGAGGATGAGGGCTTCACCGTGCTTGAGGCAGCCGCGGCTGAGGAGGCCCTGCCGATCGTGGAGAGCCGCAGCGACATCGGCGTGCCGTTCACGGACGTGAATATGCCGGGAAAGATGGACGGCTTGACCTTGGCCACCCACGTTGCGGAGCGCTGGCCACACATCCGACTCGTGGTCACCTCGGGTCGACAGGGACTTACCAACGAAGAACTCCCCGATGCCGGGCAGTTCGTAGAGAAGCCCTACCGACAGCGCCAGCTAGTGGATGCCATAGCTCACGCGGCCTGAGCAAAATACCGAGAGCTACACCAAAGCGTCTTCGGCGGCATTCGCCTCAACGGTCCACTCGACGGAGACGGAAACGGAGACCTGAGCCGTCATGATCCGCCTTCCGGCTTCGTCGCGCACTTGTGCTCGGAGATGGGAGGACGGTCGAGTCGTCGCCTCCTCTGCGGCCATAGCGACTAAGGAGCGGTGGACCAAAGCACGGGCAGCAGCCTCGCTGGGCAGATCGTGCCCGTCTTCATCAACCGTCGCGCTACCATCAAACGTGTCGATGTAAAAACGAGGCATTGCGTACCTACCTGATGAAAAGCGAGAGCCCTTCCGTGATGTGCTTGGAAATCGCCGAGCGGAACGAATTGTTCAATGAAATAGATTAAGCCCTGCTTTGATATTTGTTGCGAGTCAAGAATATATTCAAATTGTTTGCCATTGGGTTTCGCAAAATCAGTCACGGTCGAGACGAAAAACCCCGCACCGGCTGGGCCGGGCGGGGTGAAGTCGATGGGGATCAGAAGTCAACGGCCGGCGAACGCCCTTCGAACGCGTGGGTTCCGAATTATCGTTCGAGCGGCGACCCACTGCGCTCCACGCACGGCGCCTGCACCACCTCCTCCGGCGTCTCCCGCGCACGAAAAAAGCCCCGAGGCCGAAGCCCCGGGGGCGATGCGTTGCCGGATAATAGCGGCCAGGATCAGGGGGGCGAGCGCCCCGTGATCGCTTTGAGCATGGTCTGACGCGTCTCCTTCATCTCGTCGCGCACAGAAGATACAAGGTCGTCGATCCGTCGCTCGAGCCGGGTGATGACATCACCGGTCACGTAGGTTCGGGCGACTTCGACCTTGAAGTTGTGCAGGGCCTCGTTCTGCGCCGCGACCTGGATCTTCACGGCCGCCATGTCGATGGTCAGCGGTGAGACGGCCGCAGCGGTCCCGCCCTTCACCTTGCTGGTGAGCCAATCGACGCCCTTCAGGAGCGTGACGACGAACAGGGCGAACGCGATCACTTGCACCCAGGTGATCGGGCCGGGCGCGAGGAACGAGGTGTCCATAGGATCAGACCTTCAGCAGGCGGGCGGCACCGGCACGGGCCAACGTCGTGAGCGGCGAGGAGACGAAAAAGGCCGTCAGGATGGTGGCCTCAATCGCCACGTACTCGGTCGGCAGCGGCTCGATGGGCCAGCCGAGGGCGAAGGTCTTCGAGAAGCAGATCGCCCCGAAGTGGACGGCCGGCGGAATGCCGATGCCGTAGATCAGCCCCTTGAAGGCGGGCGCGATCGCCGCCTTCGCCTGATTGGCCGCCATCTCGGCCTGCACGACCTGCACCGCGACGTCGCGCTGCGTGTTCTGGCCGTTCTCCATCCCCTTGAGGATGGGGGTCAGCACCGAGTTGCCGAACACCTTGATCAGGCCGGAGCCGACGGCGCCGAGCGCGGAGCCGATCGGGTTCGAGAGCCAGCCGAGGAGGCTCATCGCGGCGGCTCCCGCGCCGGCAGGGCCGCGAGCTTCGTCGCGTAGGCGCGGGCGGCGAGCCGAGCCACCGCGAGGAAGGTCGCCACCTTCGCGCCCGGCAGCCACTCCGGCAGCAGCGGCGCGAGATCGACGCCCGGCAGCGCATCGAGGATGTCGGGCAGCGCCATGACGCCCGCAAGCAGGTAGACGCGCCAGCCCGAGGCCGCGCGCCAGCAGCGGCGCAGGCCCAGGCGGGCCCGCGCGAGGAAGGGGCGAGGCGTCATGGTCAGCCTTTCCGGAACGCGGTGTGGATCAGGTCGTAGAGCCCGCCGAGGCCGGAGCGGACCGCGCCGCTCGTCGCCTGGAGCCCGGAGCGAACAAGCCCGCCAGAGGAGGCGGGCTGCGGGGCGGGCGAGGGCGGCGGAGTGGGGATCACCGAGTGCCCGGCCGCTCTCAGAGCATCGACCATGGAGCCGCACTGGCCCGCGATCAGATCGTCCTTGTCCGTGCCGTTGATGATGCGGCGGGCGCCGAGCGGCTCGTAGCGCCCACCGCCGAAGTAATCCGCCAGCTTCTTGCCGGTGAACCAGCCCTCGACCATGCCGTAGAAGAGGATCGCCGCCGCCACGTCGAGGCGCATCGCGAGCTTCGGCGTCTTCACCAGGTCCTCGTTGGCCCGCAGGTAGCCGAGCTGCCGGAGGCGCTGGGTCGCCTTGGCGTAGTTCTCCTCCCAGGTGAGCTGCACGAAGCCGCGGCCCCAGAAGCCGGTCGGCCCGTAGCTCTTTCCTTTGCCCCGGCCGTATTCCTCGATCGGCTGCATGGTGCGCGCCGTCTCGTGGAACGTGGTCGCCAGCGAGTAGCCGAGCGACGTGGTGCCGAGCAGGGACGGCGCGGCGTCGAAGATCGCGTCCATGCCTGCGACCTGCGAGGCCTTCAGGCGCCCGCCGAACAGGGATGCGCGCACGGCCGCATAGAAGGCGGCGCGGTTCAGGCTCGCGGCCATCGTGGTCTCCAGATTGTGGGATGGACTAGTTCTTGACCGCGGCTTGATCCGGCGCCGTCGAGTGGGGCTGAAAGCTCGCCGGATCAGAGGCTTAGCGGGTGGACTAGATTTGACCGGGTTTTGACCGACTAGGCCGGCGAGGGTCAGAGGCGGGAGACGCGCACCCGGGCGAGCCCGCAATGCGTGATGCCGAGGGCGCGGGCCGCCCCGAGCGAGAGATCGATCAGCCGGCCGAGCCGGGGATGCGGCCCGCGGTCGTTGACCCGCACATCGACGTGGCGGCCGGTAGAAAGGTCGGTGACGCGCACCGGAGTGCCGAGCGGCAGCGTCCAGTGCGCGGCGCCGAGAGCCTCGGGGAGGAACCGCTTGCCGTCCGCGCGCCGAGAGCCGGCCTCGTGCCCGTAGAAGGACGCGGTGCCGGTCCAGTTGGCGCCGGCCGGCGTCACGCTGAGCACGAGGCAAGCGAGAGCGGCCCGCGCCGCGAGGCGTTACAGGAGCATGGTGGGTCCAGGCATGAAGAAGCCGCCTAGGGGCGGCGAATCGGTTCCAGGCTTGAGGAGCCTACTTGGCCGGCTGCGGCGCAAGGGACTTCAACCTCGCCTCCGCGTCGTCGGCACGTTGCCTCTCGGCGACCAATTGAGCTCGCAGCGAATAGACCTGCATCAGGGCGCTCGCCTCACGCTGCTGCGCTTCGCCGACCATCTGCGCCAAGGCTTGCTGCGCAGGAGGGGGCGTCTCTTGAGCCAGTGCCGGTGCAGCGAGCACGATCGCAACGAGAACGAGGGGAAGACGCATTTCAGGATCTCTCAGGTTGGCAGTTTGCGGCAGCGCAGCTAAGGATGCTCCTCCCAACCAGGGAGCGGTCGGCTGTGTCGGTTCTCGAATTTCCTCGGGCGCGGCGGCGCGCGACTGTCGGGTCGGTGCCACCTTTCACCCGCCTGACGGCGACCCGGCCGGTCCAGGTTCGCGATGTGGATGGACGGGAAGTCACTCTGCCCGAGGGAACGCGATTGAGCGTGGAGAGCGCCAGCACCTTTGCGGTTACGGCATTCTCGTCTCATGGGCCGATCTGGGTTCGGCTGGACGGCGCCGAGTTCGACGCGTTTGAAATCGACCTATAGCGCTGACAACAAAACTCAAGGGGCGTGAATGATGAACAGATCAGCACTACTGCCGACAGCCTCGCATTTTGACCTCACAACCTCTGAGGGGCGGCAGTACTCACACGCGGCTCTGACAGACTTGTTTTACGACATTCAAGGGTTTGTGCGTCCAAAGACATTTCTTGAGTTTGGCGCGTTTGATGCCCATTTCTCGCGAACAATCCGGCATCTGCACCCGGCATCGCGCGTGATCGCATTCGAAGCAAATCCTTATAACCACAAGCACTTTACATCAGAGCACGACTTCGCCGGAATCGGCATCGAGTACCACCACCTTGCAGTGTCAGACAGAGACCACGGCACGATAAGCTTTCAAGTCCAACGCAAGCGCAGTGGTCAGGACGCCTCTCCGATCAAAGGTGATGACAGCCTCCTCAAGCGGAACGTGAGCGACGCGCATGAGGTCTATCGCGACATTGAATACGAAACCGTCTCAGTGGATGCCGTGACGCTTGACGGCTTCCTGAATGATGCTCAGTTCGGAATGGATGATTTCTCCGCCTGGATTGATGTGGAAGGCGCGCTGAAGCAAGCGCTTTCGGGCGCGACCCGCACTCTTTCCAGGACGAGAAGCCTTATAGTAGAAGTCGAAGAAAAGCCCCATTGGGCGGCCCAGTGGCTTGCCTCAGATGTAGACGAATTTCTAATTTCGATTGGCTTTGTGCCGGTCGCAAGAGACTTTGAGTTCGAACATCAGTACAACATTATATATGTCAAGCCAGAGGTGATAAAGCATTTTGGCTTTAATCAATCGATGGTGAAATACTTTGAGCGGATCGGCAATAAGCGTTAAGTCGCGCTTGGCGCGGAGCAGCACCGCCCGCGCCCGGCGGCCCGTTATCTGGAGCCTTTCTTTCGCTACCTGCACCATTGAGGTAAGCCGATGATCTACCAACAGTATGGGGACAACGCGAGGGCCGAGGCCGACGCGACGGCCGAGCACGCGGTAACATCCGCCTCCCTGCTCGTTGCAAAGGCCGTAGATCACATCGACTGCACACTGTCGGTCGCAGTGCGCTCTGGTGCCCCTGAAGCAGTTGCTGAATATCTTACCAAGGAAGCCGAAACCTATGCTGAGGCGAAGGGAGGCCGGTGGTCCGCTTCCCACGTCTACAGCAAGCCGCTGCCGGCAGATCCGAGCAACGGCTTGCTGTACTCGATCTCAATGCAGAGGCTCGCGGTATAAGCCGTTAAGTGCGGACCGCATATAATACCAGACGCATGCAATCAGCACGTCCCGCCGGTCGCAACATAAACGTTGTTACCGGTGTCGATGCACAGGGCGCCCTTACGGACACCCGTGGTCGGCAGGCCTGTGGCGTTCACACCGCCGGTCACGACGAGACCGCCGAGGACTTGCACGGGAGAAGCCCCCTGGCCGGACAGGTTTAGCGGCACGTTCGTGTCGCTGCCAGCGGCGCGCACCACTGGGCCGAAGCCGGCCGAGTTGCCTTGGACCGTGACGTGGTTCGCCAGAGCCCCGCCTGCATCGAGCAGCCGCAGCGCCGGGCCGCGGCTGTTACCGAGGTCGAGGAAGCCCGTGCCGGACGCCTGAACCCCGGCTGTGATGATGCCTGTGTTCGTGATCAGCAACCGGTTGTCGTTGAGGCTCATCAAGTTGTTGCCCGTGTCATAGGCCATGCACGCCGACAGCGCGTTTAGGCAGACCCTCTGCCCTCCACCCGTCAGCATTGCGTAGGGCATCGAGCCGAGGGTCGTGTTCACGCCAACGAGGTGCGTGCCACCGATCTGGAGGCTGTTTTCGGAACTGGTTGTGTCGTAAAAGGTGTTGTCGCGGATTAGCTGGGAGCCTTGATAAAGGTGCCCGTTAATCATCCCGTAGGTTAGGCGGGATGCGGTGACATTGCTGGCGGTCGCGGTGGCATTCTTGTTGAGCGTCGCCGTCCCGCTCGTTGCGTTGACCCGCGTGTTGCTGCCATCAATCGCCGAGACGTAGGTGTAGGCGGGGATGCCGGCACCCGTCAGCTTGTCACCGACGTGAAGCGTGCCGGTGAACGTGACGCTGTTCGAGCCGTTAGTCGTTGCGATCGTGAGGTTCGACGGCGCGGGCGACTCGCCGGACCAAAGCTCGCTCGCAGTGATCGGGAAGCCGTGGAACGTGCGGAAGAAGGCCGCGAAAGTTCCGAGGCCGCCGCTCGGCAGATAAGGGCCATTGTAGTTGTTGACGTCACCTTCGATCATGTACATCGACTGCGGCCCGACGCCGTCGAGGACAGTAATCGCCGGGTTCATCACCCAGGTGTTGCCGCCGCCCGGGCGAACGAGGGTGGGCATGTAGAGGGCGGCCTTCTGGCCGTGATTGGTTTGGGGGCCGGCGCCGGTCTGGCTATCGAAGTTGATCACTAGGGCGCTTTCCTGGCGCATGTTTCCTTGCGTGGTCTTTGACTGGATCAGGTTTTGCGCAAGCTGGATAAAGGTCTGGTCGTTGAGCGGCAGCTTGGGGTCTAGGAAGTTCTCCGGCCCGATGCCGACCACAGCGGGGAACGGAATATCGGCCGCGGCGGACTGCTTCGAGGCGTAGCACTGAAGTTGCGGCGAGTAGGTCCCACCCACGTAGCCGGTCCACTGCGACGTGTCGCAGACGCCGGCAGCGACCACGCTGTCACTGATCAGCTTTTCCGGCGAAAGTGTCCACTTCTTTGACGTGGTGCGGGTCACCTCGCGGGCCTCGAAGGCGTTGCGGGCTGCGGGCGTGGCGTTTGCCAGGAACTCGCGGGCGGCGGTCGCGCCCTCCAGGTGTGACGGCACCTGCTCTGCAGGGGTGTTCAGCCTGCGGGTTTCGGGATCGCGCTGCGTCACCCGGCCGAGCGGGGCGTTGCCGGCGAACAGCTCCAGGGGACGGCTGTTGGCGGCGAAGTTCGCGTCCGCCACCGCCATTTCGGGCGCCGTCTTGAGTTGCCCGTCGAGGGCGGTTCGAGCGGCCTGAAGGCGGTTCGCCATGACGCCATCCCCGGCCTTGCGAGCCTCCCGAATGACGTCATCGAGCCGCTCACGGGCTTGGTGTAGCCCGTCGATGGTCAGTTCAGTCTCGCGCACGCCGGACACCGGGTCTGGCCGATTGGTGAAGAGATCCTGCCGCAGGTTCTCCAGAGCCCGCCGAACGTTTCCCTTCGCCGTTCCGAGCGCGGTGTCGATGACATCGATCGCTGCCTGCGGGTTCACCTGCCCGAACCTTGGCGCGGAGATTTCCTCCGTGACTGTCGTCGGCACCATGCGAGAGGAGGGGCCGCTCGCCGGCTCCTTCGAGGCCATCACGACGCGCTCGTAAGCGCTGAGCGGGTCGGACTCGTCACCGCGCATCAGCGCCGCGGCCGCCCGGTCGAGCGTGCCCTTGTCGACCGTCTTAGGGTCGACGCCTGCCTCGGTCAGCGCGCGGCGAATGTCGGTCGTCGCCTGGCTCGCGGAAGCCTGGAACTCGTCGCGCATCGCGCCAAAACCCGACCGGTCGTCGTGCCCCTGCCAATCCCACGGATAGGTGCGCCGACCGCGGGCTTCCTGCTCCAGAAGGCCGATCAGCTCGTCGTGGATGTTGCGCTCCATCCCACCGCCGACGTCTGGCGGCAGGTAGCCTTCCTCAATCAGGCGGGTGCGCCAGAAATTGTCGATCCCCTTGCCGTTCTCCTGCACGAGGTTGGCGACGCCGGGCTGGCGGAAGCGGTCGAGCCCGGCCGCCTTCACGTCCCCGCGCTCAAGGCCGATGCCGCCATTCTCGGCAATGAAGCGAGCGAGCGACTTCGTGCCCGGCTGGAGGGCCGGCGCCTCCGGTCGCGTCGGAGCCATCGAGCCGATGGTGTCCGGCCCGCGCGGCGGCGGGTCGTAGCGCAGGCTGGCCGCGCCGCGGATGATGCCGGCGCCGGCCGACTGGACGACATCGCCAACCACGGACGGCGGCTTGGAAGCGGGCTTGCCACCCTTCGACGCGGCGCCCTCATCGAACTGGTCGAAGAAATTGCCGCCGCCTGAGGCCGGGCCGGTCGCGCCGGCAGCCTTCGAGGCCGCCGGCTCATCGAACTGGTCGAAGAAGTTCGCCATCAGGATCAGGGTCCCGCAAGGATGCTGTCCGGTCCGTTTTCACGCACCGGGCCGAGGATACGCGCCGAGGCGCCCGCACCATACTTGGCGTCGAACTGGCTGCGGAGGTTCGGGTCGGAGCGAAGGGCGCGGACCGCCTGCATTGGGATGCTGACCGGGCCGGTGGGCTCCGCCTTCGCGGTCGGATCAGCCTTCGGCGCCGAGGCACCGCCGCCCTTCTTCGGCATCTCGTAGGGCTTCACCGTGGAGAACCGCGGCAGCACGTCCTCGGGGTTGATGCCGGCGCGACCGACGATGTCACGATACCGGGCCGTCTCTTGGCCGAGCGCACCCTCGTAGGCCTGCATCCGCCCGAACGCCTCGGTCATGATGGCGTTGCGGGTTTCGGGTGTCAGCGCCTGTCCGCCATTCAGGCTGTTGATCGACCCGACGAGCCAGTCGGGCAGCGAGCCGGTGTTCTTCACCATGACCATCTCGCCCTCACGGACCACGGACCCAGGGTCCATGATCTTGCCGAGGCCGTAGACGAGGTTCAGGTCGGCCGCCTTCGTGTTGCGCGGCGCCGCCTCCACCATCGCTCCGTAGATCGGGAGCGCCTGCTCGTAATTCTTGAACGAGGCGAGCCCCTGGATCTCGCGCCGGATGCTCTGTGCTTCCTCGCGGCCCTTGCGCTCGTTTTCGACCGTCTTGTCGCGATCCGGCGCCGTGAACAGCGGCTTCCCGTCCGGGCTCACGAGGGAGGCACCAGCCGCGACAGTGACCGGCTCCGTGCTCTCACGATCCGGCGCCTGATAGATCACTTGGCCACCAGGTCCCACGAGGGCGCTGCCGGGCGATACCGTCGTCGGCTTCTCCTGAGCCGTGTAGAGCACCTCGCCCGTGGTCGTGTCGACGAGGTTGTTGCCGACGGTGGCGGTTTTCCGCTTCGCCTGCCCGATGGGAAGAATCCGCCCGTCTCGGGTGTTCACCCAGGCGGACTGCCCGTTGATCTCCTTGATGTCCCAGCTCTTGTCGCCGCCCTTGAGGAGTTGCCCGAAGATCTCCCCGGCCATGGCGCGGGTGTTCGGGTTCCGCCACGCGGCGTTGAGCGCGGTCTGAAGCTCCGGCGTCATGCGGGTGGTGCTACCGGCCGGGAAGCCAGGGAAGGACTGCGACGGCGCGGCGGCAGCGTCACCGCCCTGCGGAACGACGAACCCGGCCGGGCGAGCGCCGGTGGCCGGCAGGTTGGCAGCGTCCGGCTCGGCCGAAGCGACCTGCGCCGGGGCTTCCGTCGCCGCACCGCCGAGGCGGGCGAGATACTCGCGCGTCGAGCCGAGGCGGGCTGCGAACTCGCCGCCCGGTCGGTTGTAGCCCGCGAACTTCCAGGCCCGCGCCATCAACTGATTGGCTTCCTCCGGGCTCTTGGCGCTCTGGAGGGCGAGCGTCAGTTCGGGGCTCTCGGTGAGGGCGAAGGTCGCCTGCGCCGCGACGGGGTCTTTCGCCCCGGCCGTCAAGCGCCGCATGTTCGCGAAGCGGTCACCACGCCACGACAGGATGCCGCCCGAGGTGCCGGGCTGGCCACTCTCGCTGGGATCGGACCACGAACCAGCGATGTTGCTGGGCTTGTAGCCGCTCTCCCGGCCGGCATAGGCCGCCATCGCCGCCAGACCGTAGGGGTTGGTGAGACCACCGGTCTTCAGCGCGTCGATGAAACGCGTCTCGATCTCGCCGCCATTGCCGGGGACGCGCATGGGGGCGCCACCACCGCCCGCGAACGAGGGGAGCGCGGCGGGAGTGCTGGACGGAGCGGTAGGGGCAACCGGACCGCCCGCAGGCGCACCGAGACCGCTCGCAGGCACAGCCGCCGCCCCGCCGCCCTTGTACGCGTTCAGGCTTCGGAGCAGCAGCGGACTCGCCCCCTTCTTCCCCTGGCGTTGCGGCGCCCGTCTCGATCTCGGCCGTCTGGCCTTCGATCGTCGGGGGCGTCGCGTCCGAGGCTTCGCTACCTGCCGCTGGCGTCTCCGCCTGCGCGCCCAGCACGATCAGATCCTCGTCCATGTGTCATGGTCCATGAAAAAACCCGCCGCGCTTCAGAGCGGGCGGGTTCGGTGCATCCTCGCGGCCTGGCAGCGGGTCCGCCGGCCTGCGGGATCGGAGAGGGCGCAACTCGCCCGACGAGGGCGGCGCCGATCAGAATGGTGGGATTGCCGCCGACGGGGCCGTGCCCGCACGTCTCGCGACGGATAGTCCTTGGGGCAGTTTCGCCTCAGGGGTCAAGGGGGAGGCCGTTGTTCTTCCCCTGACTCCTTCCTTGAATACGAAGCTCAAGCAGCTTGACCGTATGAAAGTCCGCTACGGGTGGAAAGCGGCTGTTGACGGGACGGCTGAAAGCAGACGCTTGTATGCGCTTGGCCGTCGCCAAGGGTTCAATCGAGCGATGGATGGACACCAGGCGCCGCGGTCGAGCTCACTCATAAGTTTAAGGATTGCGAGATGTCTGAAGCAGATCCTTCGATCGAGACCTCTAAGTGAAAAACAGCTTAGCCGGCGCCACCACGAGCAGGGCCATGACGCGATCACCTAACAGGCAATCTGGCAAGCCTCATCGCAAAGCACAGGTTCCTAATAGCGCGGTGGGCGTCAGTGGCGTTCGCGATCAAGCTGGGGAGGTCCAGGTTTCGTTGGCATTGCCGGACCTCGAACAGCGTTTGGCGCATGAGCTCGTTCAGGGTCTCGTGCGTTCAGCGACTGCGCGAGGTGCTGATCCGGTGGCGCGGCTTCAAGAGTTTCGCACACTGCAGCACGCTGCGGCCGCCATGTCGCAAAACTCCGTCGTTGCGCGAACTGCCGAGCAACTCGTCCGCGCAACCGACCTAGCCCTGCAAGAACTGCTCACGCGAAGTCGTAGGCAGTAGGTGCATCGGGAGCGTGCCGGCCCTTAATGCTGTCGGGATGCAAGCCTGAGAGCCTGCAGAGCCTTCGCGATCGTCTGCCTCAGGGTTTCTGGCGTGTAGGGCTTCACAACAAGAGAAGCACGCAGGAAGGCAGCGTCCGATCCGACCCCCTTGTCGCCCGATGCCAGCACAACACAGGTTTCTGGCTGACGCGCTCGCACGATCTTTGCGAGTTCCAGGCCTGAGACGCCCGGCAATCCGACATCCGTAAGAAGGACGTCCACCACGTCCACCTCCAGCAGCCTGAGAGCTTCTTCCGCGCTGCCTGCTTGCCGAACCCGGCACCCAGCATCGGTCAACATCTCTGCCGTCGTACCCCGGATGAGATCGTCGTCTTCAACCAGCAGCACCGTCGCGCCTTGCACCGCGGCGTCTTGATTGGAGAGCTTGGTTTCGGTTCGAGCAACTGCCTGACGCTGAGCCCGGTTGGCCAGCACATGCCTGATCTTCCTCGCGAGCGCCTCGCGCGTGTAAGGCTTGCCGAGCAGTTCAACGCCGGCATCAAGCCGCCCACCATGCACGATGGCGTTCTGCGTGTAGCCAGAGGTGAACAGCACAGCGACATTGGGCAGCCGCTGCTTGGCTTTGCGTGCCAACTCAGGGCTGCGCAGAGTGCCGGGCATCATCACGTCGGTGAAGATGAGGTCGATAGCTAGGCCGCTCTCGACAATCGCTAACGCACTCGCAGCATCTCTGGCTTTGAGAACGCGGTAGCCGAGCTCACTCAGCATGGAGACGGCAACCTCGCGAACCTCGTCGTCGTCCTCGACCACCAGGATCGTCTCGTCGCCGCCGCTGATCTCTACCGAGGGGGCCGCTACGAGAGCGTCCTCGCTCTCCATCGCGCGCGGCAGGTAGAGCTTCACGGTCGTGCCCGCGCCCACCTCGCTGTAGATCTTGATGTGTCCGCCGGATTGCTTCACCAGGCCATAGACCATGGCAAGGCCGAGACCTGTACCCTTATCCTCAGGCTTGGTCGTGAAGAATGGCTCGAACACCCGCTCCAGCGCTTCGGGTGGGATGCCCAGGCCGGTGTCAGTCACCGCAAGCAGCACGTACTGCCCAGGAGTTACGTCGTCCTGACCTCGCGCGTACACGTCATCCAGAAAGGCGTTGCTCGCCTCGACGGTGAGGCGGCCGTGGCCGTCCATCGCGTCGCGGGCGTTGATCGCAAGGTTCAGGACAGCGTTCTCGATCTGGTCGGGATCGACGAGGGTGTTCCACAGACCGCCTGCCACAACGGTCTCGATCTCGACCTCGCCACCGAGCGCGCGGCGAAGCATGTCGTCCATGCCTTGCACGAGCCGGCCGATATTCACGACCTTCGGCTCCAGCGGCTGGCGCCGGGCGAAGGCGAGCAGCTGTGAAGCGAGCTTCGCCCCGCGCGCGACCCCGGCCATGGCACTCTGAACTCGTGTCTCAGCGCGCGGGTTTCCGGCGATATCCTTGCTGAGCAGCTGCAGGTTCCCGCTGATCACCTGAAGCAGGTTGTTGAAGTCATGGGCAATTCCGCCCGTGAGCTGACCGACAGCTTCGAGCTTCTGCGAGCGCAGCATGGCCGCGTGAGCCTGCTGCAACGCCTCCTCTGCCCGGCGCCGTTCACTGATGTCGCGGGTAACCTTCGCAAACCCAATCAGCTGGCCCGCATCGTCTGGGATCGCATCGATGGTGACATGAGCCCAGAACGTGGTTCCGTCCTTGCGAACCCGAAGTCCTTCGTTCTCCCACCGGCCCTCACGTGCAGCTGTGCCGAGCCCTTGCTGCGGCAGGCCCGCCTCACGGTCAGCTTGCGTATAGAACTCTGAGAAGTGACGCCCGATGATCTCGTCTGGCGCGTAACCCTTAATCCGTTGCGCGCCGGCATTCCAGCTTGCGACCTCGCCACGGATGTTTAGCATGTAGATCGCGTAGTCTTTCACGCCTTGGACCAACAGCCGAAACTGTTGCTCGCTTTCCCGCAGCTTGGCCTCGGCGGTCCTGCGCTCGGTCAGGTCACGCGTGATCTTGGCAAACCCGATGAGATTGCCTTCAGGCGAGCGGATTGGGTCGATAATGACGTGCGCCCAGAACTGCGTGCCGTCCTTGCGCACGCGCCACCCCTCGCGCTCGAAACGCCCGGTCCTGGCGGCCTCATCCAACGCTCGCGCAGGTACTTCGTCCGCACGCTCAGCGTCTGTGTAGAAGGCCGAGAAGTGACGGCCAATGATCTCGTCGGCCTCGTAGCCCTTGAAGCGTCTGGCGCCCGGGTTCCAGCTCGTTACGTAGCCGTCGCGATCCAGCATGTAGATCGCATAGTCCGTGATTGCCTCGACGAGCAGCCTGTAACGGCCATCGGTGCCGTGTGCCGCTTCCAGCCGAATCGGACTTTGCATAGAACCCCTTTCGCGAGCTCTGGGCCAAGGGCCAAGGGCCAAGGGCCAAGCGTCTCAGCCTAAAGGACGAGAAAAGCAAGCTCGAACGCCGATGATGTGCTGCCGTACATTTCTCCGTATGCGAGGGCACCGACTACCCGGAAGATCCTAGGAATATTTATGGCCTGAGCGCAGCTTGCGGAGCCTGAAGCAGATAAACGGTATCCATCAGCCTACGATGACCCGAGGCGCGTAGGTCTGTAAAGGGTCGAAAGCGGCCCCTCGCACGGCCAATCGATTAGAGTTTGATCCTACGGAATTGGATCGCGCCCGGATCGAAGCAGTGCGTTCAGAGCAGACCGAGCCAGCCGATCAGGAAGATTGCGACGAGCAGGACGATCCCGAGCAAGGCTCCCCGAACCGCGCCCGTTACGCATTGATGCATGATCGACAAAGAAGCGTGCGCTGACGCGTTCTCTCGATGCCAGCGATCTATCAACCTCTCGTGCATGGCAGCAGTCAACGGAGTCCGGGAAGGCGATCAGCCGTGAAAGCTATTCATCCCCTTGCCGAGAGAATAGTGCTGCCCGGCCACATCTTCGGGTACCCGCTTTCGGCGTAAGCGATTACCGCGTCGGCTCGGCAGCCCGGAAGATCGTCATGCGGGCGGGCCCATCATCTCGGCGGGGGCTGCACCCATCGCGCCAGGGTCAAAAGAAAAGGCGCCCGGAGGCGCCTCGATGAGATCGGTGGGGAGCACCATTGGTGGCGCTTCAGGTTCGGCGGGCGGCTCCAGCGCCGGGGGCGCGGCAGGCGCCATCTCCTCGAGGATCATCGAGACCACCTCGGAGAGTTGCGCGACGGCGGCGCCGATCGCGTCGAGGCGCGGGTCGGTGGCAGGCGCCGGGGCGCCATCGGCCCCAAGGCGCGGGACGACGGCAGCCGGCTGCGGACGGGACGCCTCGATCGCGCGGGACTCGGCCTCGATCCGCGCCTTCTCGATCTCGGCCTGGATCTTGAGCACGTCGGCCTGGAGTTTCTCGCGCTCGACGCCGAGCTTCTCCATGTCGAGTTGCTGACGACCGGCCTCGATCTGCTGCTGGCGCTCCTGCTGCGCCATAGCCGCCTGCTCCTGCGGCGAGGGCGGCATCGGCGGCGGCGGGGGCTCGCCGCTCTCCTCGGCCTCCTGCGCCTGGATCTGGGGCGGCAGCATGGTGCGGATGCGCTTGGCGATCTTGTCCGCCATCGGCCAGTCTTGCGCCTTGGCTAGGAGGTCGAGGACGAGGGGTGCGAGGTTGGGCGCGGCCGCCACAAGCTGCAGCATGCCGTCGAGCGCGGCTTCGCGCCGGGTCGTGTAGCTCGGGCCCATCTCCATCGCGACGTCGTAGGCGCCGACCGTGACGTCGTTCTGGATCTTGTCGAGCGGCTGCCCATCCTCGGCGAGGCCGCCCACCTGGTTGATCTGGACGAGGTCGACCTTGCCGTCCTCACCCACGATCCGAAGCGTCCGGGCCGTGTCGTAGACGTGGGGGATCATCCCGCAGACGATCGCGCCCGTGTGCCGGATGCTGCGCGAGAAATTCACGATGTAGACGAACGAACCGACATCGCCCTCGCGCTGGCGGGCCTGGATCGCCTTGCCCGAGGTCTCGTTCGAGCGGGCGCCAAGCGAGGCGTCATAGACGCCCGTGACCGCCTTCATGTCTTCGGCCGCCTCGCGGGTCAGTTCGGCGAGTCCGGCGGAGGCGATGGGCGGGGTCGAGCGCTCCGGACGCGCGGTGGGCGACTTCTCGTCGACGTTGTAGGGCAGGAAGGGGTGGTTTGCGCTGTTCGCCGTGTCCCAGATCGCCTCGTAGCCCTTGAACATCTTCTCGGTGCCGAGGAACGGCGCCTTGGGCTGGAGCGCCACCACCTCCGTCTGGGTCGACCGAGCATAGTTGTAGGCGCGTTGCGCATCCTTCGCGAACCGGATCACGCCGCGACGGGCCCGACGCTTGCCGATCGTCATCTCGACGCCGACGACCGGCACCACGGGGATGAAGCGGCCGGGGATCTCGGTGGGACCGTCGAGCACGGCGTTCGCGCTGATCACGTAGCGCTCGACGCGGTGGCCAGGGCGCTTCTCCACCCGCACCCGAGCGCCTTCAGCCTTGGCCGCATCGATCAGCGCCAGCTTGTCGGCGTGGTCCTCGCCCGCCTCGTCCGTCAGGTCGAGGATCTCGCCGTCGGGCATCAGGGCGAGCGTCTTCTGGACGGGCGTCTTGGTGTAATACTCGGCGATGCGCACCGTGTCGGCGCCTGCCCACTCGGCCATGCCGGCGGACGACAACTCGCTGTCGCCGATCTCCGCGGCCGGCTGGTCCGGATAGGTCTCCTCGTAGACCTCCCGGCTCATATCGACCGGCACGAAGCAGAACTTGGCGTCCTCGCGCGTCGGCAGCACCGCATCCGGGTCCCAGCGGACACCGACACCGTCGGGCACGCCGACGATGCGGATCTCTTGCTCAAACGTCGTGTCAGAGCCGTATTCTGTGATGACCTTCCAGTGCCCGATGCCGGCACCGACCTGCTGATCCGCAGCAGCGAAGTAGGCCGAGGGCGCGTCCGAGCGGTTCTCGACGTATCGCACCATGCCGGCGATGACGTCCGCGGTCTCAGGGTCGCCGCGGCTATCCACCGGCACGACCTTGATGGCCGGACGCATCTGGCGAATGTCGCCGGTGATCTGGGCGATGGTGGTCGGCAGCCGGTTGAACTCGAGGCAGGGACGGCCCTCGTCCTCGCGCGCCTGCTTCTCCCGCGCGGGCCACTGCGCGCCGGGGGTCTCCAGGAAGTCGAGGTCCTCGTAGGCGTCGGTGCGGTTCTGACGGTCGAACTCGTCGGCGCGGTGCCAGCGCTTCTTCGCCAGGTCGAGCACCTTCGCGAGATCCTCGCCCTTGGTGTCGGCCGACGTCTTCGCCGGAGCCTCGGGCACAGCCGGGTCCGCCGCGTCTGCCAGGGCGGCGCGCTTGGTCTTTCTGGCCATCGTATCAGGCACCCGTCCAGCCGCCGCGGCGACGGCCGCTTGCGCTACCGATTTTGAGCGGCGCCGACGGCTCCTGGAGCCCAGCAGCTCGTTGGTCGCGTCGTGCGGCAGCCAGTGGTCGCCGTAGACGTAGGTCCGGCCCTGGAGGTGCTTGAGGTAGTGGCCGAGGGCGTGCCCCCGGTTCTGGTAATAGTCGATGATCCGGAACTCGAAGCCGACGACCTGCGCGAACCAGATCGCGGTCATGTCGGCCCGGCCCAAATCCTAGAACGTGTGCACCGGCTTGGTGCCGTCGTAGGGCACGCGGGTGAAGCGGTTCGCCTCGGTCGCGGCCAGGATCTCGTTGGCGTAGATCGCGCCGTCGAGCACCACCTTGCAGTGACCATCCCAGACCGTGAGGTAGGCCGCCGGATCGCGCGCCTTGAGGTCGAGCGCCTCCTGCTTCAGCACCTCCGGGAACCACGGATTGTCCTGCCAGCCGATCTTCACGACCTTGGCGCCCGTGGGCGGGTTCTTCACGAACCGCTTGTAGGTCTCGTCTTCCTCCAGTTCCGGATTGAAGCTGATCCAGATTTCGGAGCCTTCCTTGCGGATAGTGGGAATCAGCACGTCCCAGGAGGATTTTGAGACGGTGCGGGCTTCCTCGACCCAGCAGACGTCGATGCCCTCGGTCGACTTCACCGAGGCGACGTTGTGCCGGAGGCCCTTGAAGATGAACTCGGTGCCGTTGGCGCCGAGGATGCGCTTCTCCTGGGTCTGGTAGAATCCTGAGAGGCCGAGGAGATCGATCTGCTGGCTGAGCAGGGCGTGCGCCGATTCCGCGATCGAATTCTGGAACTCGCGGGCGCAGAGCACGCGGATCTTCTTCTGCGCGCCCATGATGAGCAGCGCCCGGCCGAAACCCCACGACTTCGCGCCGCCGCGCCCGCCGTAAGCGATCTTGTAGCGGGCGGGCTCGAACAGGAAGTCGAGCCGCTCCGGGAACTCAACTGGCATCGGAGGGCGCAGGCCGAATGAACTGCACGGTCAGGCCGACCGGGATCGCGCCGCCGTCGCCGTCGCCATCAACGGGCTGGGTCGGCTTGCCATAGCCGCGGTCGAGGATGGCGTTTGCCGCGGCCACGCGGGCGGCCTCGCTCTCGCCAGCCGTCGCGATCTGCACGAGGACCGCCAGAGCCGCTTCGGTGTGCTCGCGAGCCGCGTCACGGACGCGCGCGGATGCCTTCGGGCGACCACCAGGGTTGCCCGACTGCCCAGGTTGGAAAGCCATTGCTTGGGCCTTGTTCTCAGAGGGTCGATCAGCCCGTCCGCCGCTCGCAGGGTGTAAGACGGGAGTGGGTCGCCTGAACCCTGCCGACCTTGAAGGCGGCCCCGGTCTCTATCGGGCGCCGCATCCAATGCAGATGTCGTGCACCACGCGCTCGCGCTTCGGTCCCGTCGCCTGATTAGGCAGGCGGCCGCCGGTATCTCGGACGGCTCCTTGGCCAGTCAGCATCCACGGCCGTTTGACCGGCGTGTCATCTACACCGCGGGGCGGTTCAGGCACCTGCCGCTCAATCAGCGCCAAACCCTGCGTGCCTGCGATGTTAGGCGTCTGAGGCTCCTGCCGCTCAATGAGCGCCATACCCTGTGCAGATGCGCTGCCTGACATGAGGAGGCCGAACAGCAAAGCGCAGACCGATCGGTTTGGTGCAGCCATCGACGCCTCCTGTCGGCACTAAACGCCGCGCCTGAGCCGTTGGTTCGCGCGGTGTCAGGCCGCCACGCGGAGAGTGTTGGGCGAGCCGCCGAGGTCGTCGGTCGGTAGGCCGCGGGAGGGGACCACGCCGACCTCCCAGAGCGAGTGCCCGAGGTGCTTCAGTGCGTAAGCATGAGCATCCGCGGCGCAGCCGAATTTCTCGGCACGCTCGACGCTCTTCGTCCAGATCAGCGGGCGCCAGCCGTTGGCCTTATCGCCTGCAGTGTCGGAGTGCGCGAGGAAGCGCCGGGACGTGCCGGCGCCGAAACGGACAGCGTAGACTATCACAGCCGGATCCTCGTGAGAACGTCGCGGGCGACCTCCGCCAGGACGGCGCTGGCCTCATCGCGGGGCGTGGTGTCGAGCAGGGCGACCGGCTCCGGTAGGGGGCGGAGGATGCCCTTGCGTCGGAGGTGTGCGCCGTAGGCCGTGGCCGCGGGCTCGATGCGGCCGAGGCTGATCGCCTCGTCACGGGAGACGGGGCGGGCGGTCATAGAAACTTGCGTCCGGCGTGGTCGTCGAAGGCGCGGGCGCGCGGTCGTATTTCTGCAGCGTCGTCACCGCGGTGTGCCGGGTGACGTGCATGACCTTGAGGACGTCGGCCCCGGCGGCGAGCGCCGAGGTGACGAAGCCGGCGCGCAGTGAGTGGCCCGAGAACAGCGAGGCATCGAGCCCAGCCGCGCCAACGTGGCGCTTCACGATATCTGCCACCGAGCGATCGGTGAGCCGGTCGGCGCCAACCCGCCCGCCCTTGTTGATGGGGCGGAACACCGGGCCGACCGTGATCTTCGCCGCCGCGAGCCATGCGTCGAGCGCGTCGCACGGCTTCAGCTTCCCGCCGCGCGGCACCGCGATCTCCTGGCCCTGGCCATGCTGGTCCGTTTTCGAGCGGCGGACGTGGACGATGATGCCGTCCGGCACGCGCTCCAGGTCGGCGACGTCGAGCGCCACGAGTTCGGAGCGCCGGAGCGCCGCCGCGAAGCCGATCAGCAGGAGTGCACGGTCCCGCGCGCCGGACAGATCGTCCGGGATCTTGCGCAGCGCCTTCTTCAGGGTCTCGGCCGTGACAGGCGCCTTGCGGACCTGGCGGGTGCCGAGCGTCCGCCGGACGCCGCGCTGCGTTGCCTTCACCGCCTCCGAGGCGGTCGGGACGTCGAACCCGCCCGCCCGGTGCACCGCGGCGATCGCAGCGATGTGCAGGTTGATCGTCGCCGGCTTCCGGCCGGTGTCCGCGAGGTGGGCGACGTAGGCCGCCACCGCCGTCGGTTCGGCCGGCACCGGGTTGGCCCCGACGCTCCGGCACCAGGTCACGAACATCCCGAAGGCGGAGGCGTAGGCCTTACGGGTCCGGTCCGACCGCGCTTTCGCAGCGTAGGCCCTGGCCCGGTCGAGCGACACGACCTCCGCCGGTGCGGCGGGCACCGGCAGAAGGTTCATCGCTTTTGATCCGGATTTGATACGGACGCCAAACCGGCCGGAAAATCAAAGCCGGCTGGCGACTTGGCCTCTTGATTGGGTTTTGATCCGAAGGCCCAAATAGCTTCCGACAACAAAACTTAGCGGAAGCAGAGTTGAGAGCGGATCAGCCCGCTTTCCGAGCCCGCGGCATCCGCAGTTCGACGCTGAACGAGCGCCCGCCGAATGTGCGACGGCCGGTGCCGAGCGACAGCATCTCAGGGATGCCGACCTGACGCCGGCCCTTGCTCACGAGGGCAAGGATGCGCTTGCAGTGCGCGTCCTTCGCTTCGAGGTACTCGGCTTGATCGCGGAAGCGCCGACGGCAGAAGGCTTCGGCCTCCTGCTCAATCGCCGTGAGAGTGGCGTGCGCGCTCATCGGGGGCCGATCATGGCACAAGGGTCCGCCCGCGTCTGCCGGAGCAACGCTTAAGCCGGTGGGCGGTTCGCGATGTGGTGGAGGGGAGCGGACGGCAAAACGCCCGGTGGCTGTGAAGCCCCGGGCGTGCGTCTCGCGTCACTAATCAGATGCAGGGTTTTGCCTCAGGGGTCAAGCCAACTACGCCGCGCTAGGGATGACATCCTAGTTGCCGGGCCCTCAGCCATTCCAGTAGTCAGTCAAAGCGTGGCTTAATGTCACATCTTGTCTATACGGCATTCCGCGACATGAACTACGATAATTAAGCTTGGCAATAAAATGTTCCAACGCAAAAATCAGGCTCGATTAACGCATGATTGGGAAATGATACTGCTTTCGAGTATCGTGTTAACGCAACCATCATTTGAGAGTGAGTTAGATGACCGATATCGTAGGGACAAACGGCCCCGATACGCTGACCGGGACAGCCGCAAACGACATCATTCTCGGCCTGCTCGGCAACGACACAATCTCCGACCCGGGTGGTTTTAATCGGATTGATGGTCAGGGCGGGGACGATACGATCACTGGCGGTATCAATGTAGATTTTATCGCCGGAGGGTTGGGCGATGATCTAATTCGGGGCGGCGCCGGCTCTGATCAAATCATTGGCGAAGCTGGCAACGACACGATCTATACGGATGATGGTGACGACTACGCTGCAGGCAACCCTGGAAATGACATCCTCTATGGCGCCGCCGGCAATGACTTCCTAGTTGGCGAAGCAGGGCAGGATCAGGTCTACGGCCAAGAAGGTAATGACTTCGTTGCTGGTGGCGACGACGATGATGTTGTGGATGGCGGAGATGGCGATGACCTCGTCGACGGCGATCTTGGCAATGACAACCTGTTCGGTGGATCTGGTAAAGACGTTCTCTACGGAGATGCAGGCGACGATCGTATACAAGGTGGTGACGGAGACGACCAGGCCTTAGGGGGCCTCGGTGTTGATGTCATCTTTGGAGAACTTGGTGATGACATCCTCAAAGCGGAGGATGGAAACGACTTCGTTGGCGCGGGTGCGGGCAACGACTTCGTCTCTGGTGGGGACGGTGATGATTTTCTGTTCGGCGAGGATGGCGGCGACTTTATATTTGGTGATGCTGGCAACGACCGCATCGAAGCAGGCACCGGAGACGACAACGTACTAGGTGGGTTCGGCAACGACGTCGTGTTCGGACAGACTGGAAACGACCAGCTTCAAGGCCAAGATGGCAACGATTTCTTGGGCGCGGGCGATGGCAATGATGCTTTGTCAGGTGGTGCTGGTATCGATTCACTATACGGCGAGGCTGGCAACGATGCGTTGTTTGGCAATGCCGGCAACGACGAACTGGTGGGAGGAGAGGGCAGCGACAGCTTCAACTTCGGGCGTGGTGATGGTTCCGACATAATCCGCGACTTTACCGCAGGCGATAGCAGCGGAGATGTCATTGCCTTCAATGGTGGTGTCTTCTCCACATTCAGCCAGGTGCAAAATGCCAGCCAACAGGTTGGAGCAGATGTGGTCATTAGTTATGGAGTAGGCGATGCCATAACTCTCCAGAACGTATCATTGTCTAGCCTCAATCAGGGCGATTTCTTGTTCGCTTAACTAGACAAGCGTAGATCAAGGACGGCAGCCGGGCCATCGTTCGGCTGTCATCTTTGTGCCGTTCATACTCGGGCGTCCCGCGCCGCGGGGATCCGCTGCTCTTCCGGCCCAGTCGCGGTGTATAGCGCCTCGGTCAGATCCTTGAGCCGCTTCCGGAAGCAGTCGCCCACCTTGTTGATCTGGACCTCGGCGGATTGGATCCCAGCATAGGTGGAGAAGGTATGCCCCTCAACGAGGAAGCGTTTAAGCACCGCGACGCCGGTCCAGGCGATGGCGGCGATCCGGTCGTTGAAGGCGGCGACCTTAGCGGCACCGTCGAGAGCATAGATGATCGACAGCTCGTGCGCGCCGGTCTGGTCTCGCGAGCCAGAGGGATCGAAGCCGTGCCGGCCCATACGCGCGCCGGACTGCTTCCCCCAGGCCTCCTGACAGAGCCGGTCGACGAAGGAACACGGCCTCGCTCAGACGGCCGGCGGAGCGCTCTCGGGCGAGCACATCGACATACCAATTCACGGTGACGGCGATGCGCTCGTTCGCATAGTACGGGCACGGCACAACCCGGCTGCCCGGCACCACTGCGAAATCGCGGGCCATGCGCGGGGCCGGACGGTGAGAGGAAGCCGCGCGGTGGCTCTTCTTGGACGCGGAAATCGAAATGGACGAAGCGACGATAGACACGAGCCAGACCTCAATCGGGGCACGATCGTGATTGCGCCCGGTGACATCATGGGTCGATCGTCCGTTTTCTCATTGTCAAGGACGTGACCTGCGATCGGATTTCCTCATAGTAGACGGCCATATGGCCAGCACTTCGAAGCAATGAAAATGAATTTCTTCAGAATCTAATGTATAGAAGTTTTAAAACGCAAAAGGGGATAAACGGTCCTGCGCGGAGTGCAACAAATTCGCATGATTGCATGGAAGTGCTCGCCATAATCAAAGAAATGCGCAATCTCTGCTCTGTTACCTTTGCGTTAGGTGTGCTTCCAATCGCTCCGGTTTTAGCTCGAAAAGCGCCCGGCAAATATCCCGCTTGTGATGTAGACAATCCTCCCGCAAAATGCGCAGATAATATGTATGTAGAGATTGTTGCTGCGTTAGCTCCGAATACTGGCCGGTTGGTTGACACAAGCCAGCCGGGGTGTGGGGCCGGCAACACGAAGAGCCTCGTCAAGCAGGCGTTGAATGCAATGACGACATCAAGCTCTAAAGATAGCCTGAAATCATTTTCTAGCGATTTATTTTCTCTGGTTTTAGAGACTGTTTCTGATGACATAATACGGAACACTGGCGGCGCCGTGAATGATTTTTTGCAAATAAATGCAGCTAAGAAAAAGATGCGAGTTGCGTACCTGTTGCAGCACTAATTCCTGCATCATCTGATTTGATTGGCGTAAGATTATTCGTACATGACATTGATGCAGCACATCCGTGTTATTGGAAAGGCTGCGTAACGAGGATAGATTTCAGCATTGGGTATTGCAAATACATGGCTAGGCCAGAAAAATTATCATCGGACAGCGGGACCGCGATTGTTACGACATTTGCCAACTGGTCGCATGACGGCCGACGCGTGGGGCACATGTATCTATATTACACGATGCCACGCGGTCAGAAGCTGGCTCCAAAAATCTAAAGTGTTAATCTATTGGGGGATTAATTTGTGCGATGTTTTTCGCTGTAGCAATACGCTCGCAGGCCTTGATGCGGTGCCGGTCGAACGTGGCGCGCGACCATCGGATGCGACGGCAGAACTCGGCGATCGATCCGCCGATCTCCCCGTGCGTGGCCATGGCCTCTGCCCAGAGGAGCACGACCTGCCGGTCTTCGCTCTTGTCGCCCAGCACGGCGCCCGAGAAGGCGGCGATGTCGAACGTTGCGTCCGGCACGTCGCCGGTTGCCGCCTGCAGAGTGTTACCGTGCGGAGCGTAGATCGGGGTCGAGGGCATCGCGCGAAAGGCCGCCTTCAGCCACAGTTCGACGTCGGCGCGCGTCCACGGGACGGCGGGTCGAGGCGGGGCTGGTCCCTCCGGGGGGCGAGCATCACGCTCCGGGTACGCTACTCACCCGGCCGCCTTCCGCACAGCCCGCGCGCCTGGCTGTCCGAGACCGAATCCTTTGGCCAACCCCGCACGCTGGGCCGAGTAGTTCGGTGCCGTCATCGGATAACCGGCCGGCTGGCCGTAGCGCTCGCAGTAGGAACGCGGGGTAAGGCCGTGCACCGCGAGGTGCCGCTTCAGCGTCTTGTATGGCTTCCCATCAAAAAAAGAAATCAAAGCGTCCGGCGTGATCGACTTGCGGATTCGAGCAGGCGTTGCCATCGCAACATCGACGTCCTCGGCAGTACGTGCAGCCAGCGCTCCCCCAAGCCTAGAAGGCGCAGCATGAACACTTATAATTTAGCCGGGGAGGACCCTGAGTGGCCGCAAATTTTTGCTACCGTAAGCGGAAACGATAACTGCGGCGAGTCGCCTCTGACGGTTTTGTGATAAATTGGCATTTAACTTTCTGTCCGACGAGGTGGTCGCGGGCCGGCGGTCGACGATGACTGAGCCGCGGCGTTCGAGGTGGATCTCGCGCTCGCAGAGGGCGATGCAGCGGAGCGGGTTGATCGTAACGAGTGCGCCCGTGCTATCGGACCGCATGGCGCCAGCCCCGCGGTGGACACCGAACAGCGCCTCGGTGGTCTAGCCGAGATCCGCGGCGTGCTCGCCCCATTCGTCGAGGAAGCGGCGCATCGCATTGCGGACCTCGCGCCAGCCCCCTCGCGGCCGTTCTCTCCGGGCAGCGGCAAATCATGCCGGGGCAGGGCACGCGGTCGTCCGGCAGGCTGAGCACGCCAGCCCGCCAGGACGCGACGAGGCACGCGGAATCGGGGAGGGCGAGGGCGGCGGTCACGCGGTCCCTTGCCTCTACGCCGGCGCCTTCGTCTTGATCCGCGCGGCGAGCTGCACGAGCGACCCGACAGCGGCCTCGCGGAACTGCGCTCCCATCTCGTGCAGCGCATCCTCACGGGCAGCCGCTAGCGCTTCGGGAGACGAGTGAGGACGACCGGCCTCCGCCTCGCCTCCCCGGTTCAGCCAGGACGCCGCAGCCGCCGTGACCTTGGCTTGTTCTTCCTCTGTCGGGACATGGGCGACACCGGAGCCGAGCAAGCGGTCGAGCCAGATCGTCGCTGCAACGTCGTCGTTGACGCTGGCACGGATCTCGGCCCGAAACTCCACCGTGGTCGGACGGCATCGGCGGTTCCAAGGGAGGATCGTCTCGCCGCTGCGGAAGCGCTCAGCCTTCGCACGGATCGCCCAGAAGGGGAGCCCCTCGACGGCCTTCGCATACTGCCCGTCGAGCCAGTCGATAGCCTCGTCGCTGGGCCCTTGGCCGATATCGAAGCAGGCCAGCAGGGCGCTGACCACGCCTTCGACGTGCTTTCGGTCCGTGCACGGAGCCAGCCTGCGCTCCAGGAGCCTTCGCTCGCCGGTAATCTGCTGCCGCCTTGTGGTCGTGACTGCCTTGTGCGGTGGCACGCAGTAGGCCGTCGGATGGCCGGGCACCGGCTCCAGATACCCACGGCACTCCTCGATCAGAGCCTCGGCGTGCGTGCGGATAATCGCGACCGACTGAGGGGCGTTCGGCTGAACCATGTTCGGCATTAGCACCCTCCTCGACGTGATCTTCGGCAAGTCGCAACAGCTTGGCAGCGCGTCCGGTTAGTGGCGGGCCATATCGGCGGCAACGGCCGCCGCTCGGTCCGCCCGGCGGAGGGTCGCAGTCGTGGTCACGGTCCCGTCGCAGCTGGAGTTGCGAGGCGACCCATGACGCGAAGTCGAAGAGCTGGCGTCCGTTGGCATCCTCGATCGTCGCCAAGACGATCACTGCCTCGTCGCGAGCGATCCCGAGCCAGTGCGCGATCAGCGCGCGGGCCGAGTCCTTCGACCGGCCGGTGTTCGAGCAGACCAAATCAACCCCTCGGGTAAGCAGGGCGCGCCGCACCGTGCTGCCCGTCTCGCTGCCTTACTCGCCAGCGGCGTCCGCCGCTGACCCGTCAGGGCCGGAACCGGGGCGGGGGAGGGATAATGGATGGCGGTTGGGGTGTCGGGGGGGCGACCATCAAGGGTGGGGGCGGGGGTGTCATAGGCGTCAGGCGTGACATTGCGTGACTTCTCCAGGTCCCGCTGACGGCGCTTCGGCTCCGCCGCCCCCACCCGGCGCTTGGCCGCCTTATCCTCCTCGACCTGTGCGTTGGCCTTGATGAGCGCGAGCAACTGCTCCCGCGGCAGGCCGACGGCCTCCATGGCCAGGATCTGCGCATGGGTGAAGCTCATGGCTGCATCTCGGGCTTGCGCTCCATGAACTGAAGCACCTCATCGGCGCAGTTCGCCGGGTCGCGCCAGATCTTGGAGTCCGTGAAGGGGAAAATTGGCAGGCCTTAGTACTGAGCGAGGCGATCGCGAGAACGGTCGCGGGCTGCCTGTGCCTTGGTCCGCCCATGGAAATCGTGCCGGTCGCATTCCACGATGAGGCGATTGAGTTTCGACTCGACGGAGGCGCTATCCGGATAGTGGATCAGAAAATCGACCCTCCAGCCGGCGATCAGCACCTGTGGCTCGACGTAGGCGAACATGCGGAAAGCGCCCCGAGCGGTCTCCTCGCCGACAGCCTGCTCCAAAGCGAATCGCTCGCGGATCCGGAGCAGATCATCGAGCGCGCGGTATTGAGTCGCCGATGAGAAGCTCGTCGCTAGGGGTTCACCCCGAAGACGGTTCGGCTGTTCGGAAAGTGGCCTTCGCAGGAAATCGCCTCGCGCTGCGCGATCCTACAGGCCGAGATGTTGGAGTGGGCTGCGGGCCGCGAGCCGGGTCGCAACGCCTTCGCACTCGGCACCATCGGCTGGATCTGCCGTGCCTTCGAGACCGCCCCGATTCGCCCATCCATGAGCGTCGCCGCGACAGCCACGTCTTCTACAGCAAATACATCCGTCACCTGGTAGAGGCCGCTGTCGATGAGCACATGGCCGACATAACTGGCCGGGATGTACGCCGATTGCATCGCGGCTGGATGGCGTATCTCGGCGAGCGCAGCGCCTACGCCTGCATCCAGACGCTTCGTCGAGTCGTGAATAATGGCTGCGAGCTTCGGGACCGCAACGCGACCGAGTTGGCGACTGTGCTGACGAAGACGACGTTCCGGCAGCTGCGTACGCGAAAGCTCCGGCCGAGCCACGAGATGATGTCGCCTTGCGCGCCGCCGCTCACGAAGCGGGGCGGCCGAGCATCGCACTCGCGGTGACGCTCCAGTTCGAGCTAAGACTTCGCCAGAAAGATGTCATCGGTGAGTGGGACCGTCCGGACGCTGAGGCACGAGCCCGAATCACCGGGGCCAACACGGACGGAGCGTGCGTATGGGACTGGGGCCTCGTCTGGAACCACATCGACGGAACGATCCTGCGCAAGTCGACGTCGAAGTCGAACGGCAACGAGGTCTCCGAGCACGATCTCAGCCACTACCCCGAGCTACTCTCCGAGAAACCACCGCGCGGCCTTGGGCCCTTGGTTCTCGATGAGCGGTCTGGGCTGCCGTGGCGACGATCGCACTTCAGTCGCACCTTCCGTGAGATCGCCCGCGCCTCTGATTAG